ACTTATTAAACAAAAAAGACCTGGAGGTTTACTTGCATAATGGCTACCTTTCCAAGTATTGAAGCTTCTTTTGGCTTTACTAAAAAATCACAACCTAATACTCGTATTATAAAATTTGCAGATGGTTATGAACATAGGATATTATTTGGGCTAGCTAGTCATCAAAACCCAGAAGTTTATGATCTTACATGGCAAAATATAACAGAAACAGAATCTGATGTAATAGAAGCTTTTTTGCGTAGTCGTGCAAATGATAGTGCAAGTTTTACTTATAGCCCACCATCAGAAGGGTTTACAAAAACAGGAACTTATTCTCAATCAACAACAACAGTAACAATAACAATTAGTGATCATGGTGTTGCAGTAAATGATGTTCTAACAATTGATTACACCTCTGGATCTGCTACCGATGGTTCTTTTGTTGTCGCTTCCGTAACAGACAGAAATGTATTTACAGTAGTGGCTGCTGCCAGTGCTACCAATAGTGGCAATGTATCTATTACATTACCTGCTGCTAGAAAATATGTATGTGATAATTGGAGTAAGCAAATAAATTTTGCTAATAGAGCAACAATAAATGCATCATTTCGAGAGGTGTTTGAACCATGAGTAGTGCAGCTATTGTTAGTAATCTTCAGAATGTAAATCCGTCAGCAATAATTGAACTTTTCACTTTACAACTTGATAATAGTTTGCATGGTGCTACCACTGTCTACAGGTTTCATGCAGGTAGTAGTCTTAATGATAATGGGAAAATAGTATGGGCGGGTAATGAATATCTTAGGTTTCCAGTAAAAGCAGAAGGTTTTCAATACGGTAAAGGTCAATTACCTAGACCGACATTGACTGTTAGTAATGCACTAGGAACTATTACAGCTATTTTATTGAGTGTAAATGCCACAACAACAGGTAATGATTTAACAGGTGCAACTGTTACTCGGATTAGAACTCTTGCAAGGTTTATTGATGCTGTTAATTTTCCTAGTAATGTAAATCCTTATGGAACACCTGATGCTACAGCAGAATTTCCACAAGAAATATATAAAATTGATAGAAAAGCAGCAGAAAACAGAGAAATAGTTCAATTTGAATTAGCATCGGTATTTGATCTAGCTGGTATCAGAGCACCAAAAAGACAATGTACTAGAACTGATTTTCCTTCTATTGGCACGTTTAACGGATGAATTGGAAAGAAGCTGCTCTTGTTCATGCGAAAGACCAAGATCCTCAAGAATCTTGTGGTTTATTATTGAATATTAGAGGAAAGGAAAGATATTATCCTTGCCGTAATTTATCTGCACAGTCAGATGAATATTTTATTTTAGATCCAGAAGATTATATAAAAGCCAATAATTTAGGAGAGATTACAGCTATTATTCACAGTCATCCTGATACACAACCTGTTGCTAGTCAGGCAGATAAGATGAGTTGTGAGCAGACCAAATTACCTTGGCATATTGTTAATCCTAAAACAGAAACGTGGGGATATTATGAGCCATGTGGATATGAAGCACCTTTACTTGGTAGACCATGGGTTTGGGCTGTAACAGATTGTTGGTCGTTAGTAGTTGATTGGTACAAAAAAGAAAAAGGAATTAAATTATTAGATTATGAAAGACCAACAAGAATAGAAGATTTTACAGATGATCCAGTATTTGAGAGGTATCTTCCTAGTAGAGGTTTTAGGTTATTAAGACCAGAAGAACCATTAATTAATGGTGATGTTTTGGCAATGAGTATTTTAGGTAAGGGATTAAATCATGTGGCTATTTTTATAGATGGGGATGTTTTACATCATTCAGCCGATAGACTATCTTGTAGAGAACCATATTCTGAATGGCTATTAAAATGTACAGGAGGGAGGTATCGTTATGCTGCGTAAAATAAAGTTATATGGTGACCTTGCTAATTTTATAGGACATAAAGAATTTGAAGTGCAGGTAGATAGTCTTGCAAAAGCAGTTAGTTTTCTTGTTAATAATTTTCCTCAGATAGAAGGCTATATGAATCCAAAATATTATCAGGTAAAAGTTGGTAATTATGCTTTAGATGATAAAGAACTACAACATCCTATAGGACAGGAAGATATACATTTTGTACCTGTTATAACTGGTGCAGGTCGTGGTTTTGGTAAAATATTATTAGGTGCAGCATTAATTGCAGGTGCGTTTTTTATGCCAGTTGCCGCAGGTAATGTTTCTCTTATGAGTGGTATAAAGGCTGGATCTTTAGCAAAAGTTGGATTTTTTACAAAAGCTGTAGCAGGTGTTGGTGCGATGTTGGCTATAAGTGGTGTATCAGAAATGTTATTTCCTTTACCTAAACCAAAAGAATTTAATAATGAAACAGATCCACGTTTGTCATACAAGTTTTCTGGAACTCAAAATACATCAAGAGCAGGTACTCCAGTACCAATTTGTTACGGAGAAATTGTGACAGGATCAGTGGTTATCAGTGGTGCTGTTGATACACAACAGGTACAAGCATGACAAAGAAAATTATTAGAGGATCTGGAGGAGGAGGTTCTCCACCACCACCACCCCAACCGACAAGAACTCCTGATACTTTACATAGTAGACAGTTTGCTACTTTTCTTGATCTTATTTCTGAAGGAGAGATAGAAGGTTTTGCAACGGCATCAAAAGAAGGTAGAACACAAGGAACTGCTGCTTATAATAATGCTGCCTTAAAAGATTTATTTTTAAACGATACTCCTGTCTTAAAATCTTCTGCAAATAGTGCAAGTCCAGCAACTACAGATTTTAACTTTCAAGATGTAACTTTTAATCCTAGATTTGGTACTTCTAACCAAACAAAAATTACTGGAATCTTAAGCAGTTCTTCTGTAACCGCTGTTGGTGTAAATGTAACTGCCTCAACTCCTGTGACAAGGCAAATATCTAACACTAATGTTGATGCTATAAATGTTACTATTAATTTTCCTCAATTACAAAAAGCTACTGACAAAGGTGATTTGTTAGGTACTACTGTTCAATTAAAAGTATCTGTTCAATATAATTCTGGTGGTTTTACTGATGTTATTACAGATACTGTAACTGGTAGAAGTGCTGATGCATATCAGAGAGATTATAGAGTAAATCTTACTGGTGCTTTTCCTGTTGACATTCGGGTATCAAGAATTACTGCTGATAGCACAACCACAGGATTACAAGACGTATTTCAATGGAGTAGTTTTGGTGAAATAATTGATGATGCTTCTACTTATGCGAATAGTGCATATGCAGGTGTAAGACTAGATTCGATGCAATTTAGTTCTATACCAACAAGAAAGTATAGGATTAGAGGAATAAAAATAAGGATTCCAGGAGCAGGTGCTAACAGTTCTGGCACTCCTACTGTTGATAGTGCAACTGGAAGAATAGTTTATCCAACTGGTTATATATTTAATGGAGTTATGGGTGCTGCCCAATGGTGTTCATGCCCTGCAATGATATTGCTTGATCTTTTAACAGATACAAGATATGGATTTGGTAATCACATAACTGACTCATCATTAGATTTATTCTCTTTTGTTACTGCGAGTAAGTTTGCAAATACGCTGGTATCAGATGGATTAGGAGGACAGGAGGCTAGATTTAGTTGCAATGTAAATATACAAAGTTCTGGCGAGGCTTTTGATCTTATAAATGATCTTGCAGGTGTAATGAGATGTATGCCGATATGGTCTGCTGGAACAATACAACTTACTCAAGACAGCCCTAAAGATGCAAGTTACTTATTTAACTTATCTAATGTAACTGAAGAAGGTTTTAGTTACTCAGGTAGTGGATTAAAAACAAGAAATACTGTCATTTCTGTTTCTTATTTCAATATGGATAGTCAAGAAATAGATTTTGAAGTAGTTGAAGATACTGCTGCAATAGCTAAGTTAGGAGTCATTATAAAACAGGTAAAAGCATTTGCCTGTACATCTCGTGGGCAAGCAGCCAGATTAGGTCGGACTTTGCTTTTTATTGAGCAAAATGAGTCAGAAGTATGCACATTTAGTACATCAATAGATTCTGGTGTTGTTGTAAGACCTGGTGCTGTTATAGAAATAGCTGATCCTGTTCGTTCTGGTCTTAGAAGAGGAGGAAGAGTAAGTTCTGCCACAACTACACAGATAACTGTAGATGATTCTGCTGCGACTGATTTACCAACAACAAATAATCCGACTTTATCTGTAATATTACCTGATGGAACTGTTGAAACTAAGTCAGTATCAAGTGTCTCAGGAGCAGTTATAACAGTATCTTCTGCTTTCTCTCAAACTCCTAATGTTAATACAGTTTGGCTTTTGCAAGATGATACAGTTCAAGCTCAAAAATTTAGAGTAATAACAGTAGAAGAAGATGGTGTTAATTATGGTATTACCGCT